GCTCCATTCTAACCAGTCAGAAGTCTCTCCAAAGTTCCCTTTGTATTCTCCTAATCTGTAGCCATAGGATTCCAGAGAGTGGCGACCATATAGCTTAGGTGGCATACCATTCGGCTTTGCTCTACGATCTACGTCTAGCATGTTCGGATGGTACAACCTTGATAATAATAATGTATCTATGATACGTCCCTTTGGTTCAAAGAAAGGGTATATCTTTTTAATCACAGGTATGTCGAATCCTATGATGTTATGTCCAATAATAGTGTCAGCATCCATTAGATACGTAACGGCTCTGACTATGGGTTCTTCTCCTCCAATATCATTGTATCTTGTAGTCTCACCTGTCTCATAATCATGTGTAACTATACAATGTATCTCAGTTCGTTTTGCGTTTAGAGGCGTTGTCTCCAGATCGAACAGGAGGGTAATAGGTTTTGTCTCTGAATTTGGCACGTCTTTTCTGTTGTTTAGTAGGTGGGTTAGGTTTCTGCAAGTCAGAAGTCTGTGCTTGCGTCGAAAACTGGTGTTGTCGTAGTTTCATCTGCTTCATAAAATTTGCATGACGCTAGGTCATAGGTTAATCTCGTAGCGACTCCAACCTCTCCTGAGTAACGGTTTTTAAGAACTCGCAAAGTTGAAGTGTTGTTTGAATCTTCACTTTGTTGGTCTCTCTCCAGAGCGATGACGCTATCGCTGATCTGAGAGATCGAATGAGAGCCTCGTAGTTGTCCGAGGGATACACGTCCTCCCTCCTCGTGCGAATTACTGTCACTGTTGCTTCTCCTTAAATGTGATACTAAAAATAATGTGATACCTGTACGTTCGACAAGACTTCTGAGCCTAGTCATAGTGGAATCTATCATTCTTCTTTCATCACCATCAAGTCCTGATAGTAATATGCTGAGGTGGTCTAAGAATATAATACGACATTCCAGTCCACTGGCAAGGTATTCGATCCTGTTGTAAATAACATCCGGGTCAAAACTACCAAAGCCGTCAAAAAGAAATACGTTCCAATTAGCAAGCGTAGCATCAAAAGCCTCCGTTAGTTCTTGTTCTTCATGTTCTCCGATGTGGAGTGCTTTACCTACAGCTGATGACATCAAGCCAAGAGCTGTACGTTTTGTATTGGACTCCAGTTCTAATATACCTACAGTCTCTCCTAGTTTACATAGGTGACATGCTAGGTCTCTTACGAATGAAGTCTTACCACTACCTGTACCGGCAGTGATAGTTATAAGTTCGCCATATCTAATACCATGTAACATATCATTCATACCCTCGTAAGGATACTTATGGTCACATGCTTTAGTTGGTTCAGTAACTATACTGAGTAGATTCTTACCATCTATGATTCCGTCTGGTCTGTATGGCTTTGCATCCCAGATGGCTTTTCTGATGCTGTCAACGTCTCCAGCTTGGAGAGCATCACTTGCATCTTTGTAATTGTCAAGTCTAGCAACCTTAACCCTGCCGGAGGGGAGTATTCCCGAGGCAAGTTCAGTGGCCTTACGCCCTGCTTCATCGTTGTCGAAGAAGAGGACGATCTCTTGGTATCCCTGTAAGAATGGGATTGCTTTTTGGAGGTCTTTCTTGGCTGATGCCGCACCATGAGGTAAGCTGACCATCGGCCAACCTGACATAACCTCGTAACAACTGGCGGCATCTAATTCTCCTTCTGTAATTACTATTCTTTTTCCACTTGTTGGGAACAGGTGTTGTCCGAATAGCTGGTCTGTTGTTCCACCTTCGTAGTGAAACTCTTTTTTCTTTGATCTGATTTTGAACCCAACAACCTGTCCATGCTCATCATAATATGGAAAGCGTAAGGTATTTCCATACCGATAGATGCGATAGAATGAGTTGGTGGCTTCTGATATTCTTCGTTTGTGCAGCTGTTCAGCTGATCCGAGGAATTGTACTCGTTCATTTGTATTCATTCCGGTGTGGGTGTGTGTCCAGTCTTCTGCTGGAGTATATGTGTGGCACGAAAAACAGAACGTGTGTCCGTCAGAGTAACGTGAGTTAGCATCTGACGAGCCACAGTTAGGACATGGTTCATGTGCCACAAATTCTGATTCTGTGTTCATGTTAACCAATCTATGGGGATTGCGTGTGCTGCTGCCCACTTGATGCCATGCTTTTCACACCATTGGGCATATGTTGTCTTTGATTTCTTGCTGATCTTATTGAAAGGAGCTTGAAATATCATTCGTAAATCAATGTCGGGATTGTCTCGCATGACCGCCTTGATCTTACGTCTATCTTCTGAATCCCAATAGCCCTTAGTCTCTAGCATTACACCATTGACTAGGACAAAGTCAGGATTGTAGTGGTGCTGTATGGTATAAGCAACCTGTTGATTCTCATACTCATACTTAGCACCTACTTGGTCGAGTACCTTTGCGACACTCTCTTCAAGTTTAGACCTAAAAGTCTTCTTCTTCTTCGTCATCTTCAGCTGGAGGTACAGTCACAGGTGCAGGGGCTGATGTTTTGAAGCCTTCTGTAGTACCGAACATATCGGCTACTGCTTCTTCATCCATGCTGTCTGTATCAACAGCAGCTCCTTCTCCTACAGCTACGACCTGTACACCAAGTAGCTTAAGACTACTACCATAGGTGACTCCATCTCTGAGGATATAAGGCTTCTGAAAGAAACCAAGTTTAACTGTAGATCCGCCATACAATGGTGTCTTCTTATCTGTGATAGGTGTACCCTCAGTGTCGACTACACCGGGTCTCTTGTCCTCTCCCCACGAGAACTTAATTTTGTATTTACCTTCAGCTACCTCTTCCCATGGTGTTGGCTTGAGTGTAGCTCTCTTTGGGTTCTTCAACTTGGACTGTGCCCATGTAAGGACAGCTTGTCTCTCAGTCTCAAGTGCGTCGATTACATCTTCGCCAACAATAGCAGCGAGTGAGTAACCGAACTTACCGGGTTCAAGTATGGCTTGGAAGCCTTCTAGTTTTATCTCGTCAGTCACGTGGACGTTTTTAGGCATTTGCGGTCTCCTTTGCGGGGGTGATTAATTTTTGTACCTCAGCTTTTTTGCTTTGGAGGTATTCTATTCTTTTGTCGATTGCTTCGACTTGCTCTTTGTATTGAGCTTGTTGTGCTTTCTCAATGTCCTCTTTAGCTACAACGTAGATCTCTGTTGGTGCAAAGAAACTACTGAATAGACTGTCAGAGTTTGAGAAGAAAGGGTTGTAAATCATAGTTAACAGAAAAAATAAGTGGATTCTATAACCGTTTCTGGTTGTAAGTCGCCAATGATAGGCGGTTCAGTCTCTGCCTGTATCTGGTCGGCAAAGGTCTGGAGATAATCATGCTCTGCAAACAGAATCATGTATGTCTCCCTAATTATAGCAGATAATTTATCCATATCGCAACATCTGCTTAACACACTGTCATGAATTAGTGCGATTGGCTGATCGAAGCTACGCACAGCGAGGTGTAGCAGTGATGCGTCCAGACTATGGATTAGGTTAGGTGCAGTAGCAGCCTTGTGCCTGTTGATGTCGACCTCCTTCCCATCTTCTACTGCGACGGATAGATCACAACGACCTAATAGCTGTAGCTGGATGCGTTCAACCTTCTTCTTGAAGTAACGCTGTCTGACTACGAAGCCAGAAGGAGTCGTCCATTCCACATACTCTTCACCACGTTTGATAGTCTTACCGACCTCAGTCTCGATCCATCTCATAACTGACATTGGCCCGGGCACGACTGCCCCCATAGCCGAACGAACTGATGTAACGATCTGAGTAAGCTGATCTTTGTCAACCTCGACACCCTTCTCTTTGAGAGCATCTTTGATATAAGACCTATTAGAATATGGCTTTGCATTATATGGTATAGTCATGACAGTACGCTTTACACATTTTCTGTCCCACACACCTCGTACTGTCTCAGGTATGTATGGCTTTGACACATCTGCAATAACTTTGTACGCATCTTGTGGTCTGTCAGATGGTACAACATTTACGAGAAGTGCTGTGGTCTTATCCCTTGCCAAGCCTGCTAGTATCTGCAAACCAGAACAGGTAGCGTCGGTAGCCACGGGTAAGGAAGTAGTCAATCTATCCTTGATGATCTCACAATGGTAGTATTCTTCACAAGCTGCGAGGAATAGCCATGGCTCATCTGCACCCTCCCAATCTCCTAAGTGTGTGATAGGGTCTTGGGCAATACGTGAGATTAGTGCCAAGTTATTGTGAGTCCAGTCTAAACGCTCTTGCATTGTAGACTTATCCAGTCCGTATGTGGTTGCGACTTGGAAAGCGAGCCATCGCTCACACGCTTCACTGTAGGCCGCAGGCTCTGCAAACTGTAGCAATGACTTGCCGAAGTCTGTGTCCTGTGGTGTAAGAAAAGCTGGAATGGGATATGCTCGCCCCCTGTAGTCAAACGACCATGGTATGTAGAACTCTCTGTCTTTGAAGCGATTGACAGCTTCCATAGTCATACGTGTGCGACAGGATCTCTTGAACTCTGCTGCTCTTTTGTTCATCACTTCTGCGGCCTGTCTTCGGTAATGCTTCCGTGCCTCTTTGTTATCGGCAATATCAACAGGCTTAGGTGGTAGATCGTAATGAACGATAGGTAGGAACTTTCCTACACTTATACCTCTCTCTTGTAATTCAAGTGCGGCCTTTACTATAAATGGGTTGAGCCGGTATTTGACCTGTTGAATTTTGTTGAGAAAAGCAAGTGGGATTTCCCCCTGTATAAGGGCGTGATCGCCTCTTCTAACAAGCTCGTGGCCTTGCATTACCTCGTTGAGTATATACCCACCGACTTCCGTGTTTGACCAGTCTCTAGGCGGTACTAGCATAGGCCACGCTAAAGGGCTGAATAATTCTGCATTTGCCATGACTTCATCTTTGATGTCCATGAACTCTGCGGTCGGTGCAATAAACACTTGGGTCTTACGACCTGTGCGTATGCGTTGCTTGTAGAACCAGCCACTTGATGCCATAATGCAATCGAGTAACCAGCCACCAAGTTTGGTACGGATACTTGTACCCCAAGGCTGCCACTGTTCAATTCTGTAGCGGTTCATCAGCGTCCTGATGACAACTAGCTTCTGTTGTGTGCCACAGGCTTTGTGCCAGTAGTTGTCCTTGAGAGTCTTGAGTAAAGCAGGGGCGGCATGCTCGTAGTGTCGCATCTGACACTCGTCTTCAATAGCCTTGCCTATCATAGAACATACGTTGGTAGCTGTGTTGCAGTTGTCCTTGTAACCAAAGACGTTATCGAATGTAACCTTGCATGCGATAGCTGCGGCAGCCAATGCCTCAATACTAGCTAGGTATTGGTGTATATCCTTGAAGGCAGCTCCATACTTGCCTTGATGTATTTTCTTGTTAGTGTCTTCGATACGTTGGACTACACGTGGTAGTAACGCATCAATCGAAGCGATACCATATACTGTTGCAGAAGAGTACTGTTGTGCTTCTAGCTTATACGTTTGGTCACGCAGTCTTTTCAGACCTTGTTTGATCTGTGATCTTTCTAAGTTGACCTGTTCCGTGATTTGGTCTTCCGTTATATCTATCTGCGAGTTCATCTTGTATTTGTGCTAGTAGGTGTTTTCTGACCTCATCATAGTGAGGGTGGTCTTTGCTTAACATATCTAATGCTTGTTTGTGGTAGGTATAAACGTCATCAGACGGAATAGTTTTCTTTGTCATTGTCTGTAACATATTTTAATGGTATCAAATGTTGTATATCGTTGTGTGTGCATACAGTAAACTCTGTCTCAGCACCAGCGATCAACTCTTTGACCTTTTTCTTTGCGGCTGCACCTGACTTGTACACGTGTTCTGTGACCTTCTGTGTTCTGTGATTACGTGCACGAATCATGCAATGATACTCTGTTGGCATCTCCCAGCCGTCTATCTTCCAGTGCATGAAAGTAACAAACTCGATAGGCTCGAACCACTCAGCTGGGCAGTTCTTTATCATGTTGTAGTTGTTTGGAAATTCTTTCTTCATTGTAGTGATGATGTTTGTCTAGGTAGATGTCAGTCAGGGTGGTTTTCCAATGCCACTTGGCTATGTGTGTAGCCCTGTATGCAGCTTCTATGTCGTCACGAGCAAACAGGTGAATCTTCTTACCCGTGCCCATGATAGCTTCGTAATAGTAGTAGTGATCGGTCATGACCTTGTTGATTGTGATGTGAGTTTTTTGATGAGCATTTTAGTACGCTTGCGGGCAGCTTGTACCATGCGTGGCTTGGCCTTGTACTTCGGCTGCTTACGGCTGTGGTGCTGCCAGTTCGGTGTAGTCATAGCTTGATAAATGGGTAGTGTGGCTTCGGTATGTACTCCTCATTGGGATATAAGTAATCGACCAGTTCGTACTCTAATCTGTCGCAATGATTCTGTGCATAGGTGTGTGCCTTTGCGTGGTTGTACACAATCTCAGGGTCTACGTCAACCTTGATGAGCATGTATAGTGGTTTCATTACAAGTACCCCGCTATCTCACAGCCGGGCTCGTCGTAGAACCACGAGACTGATACGTCAGGATACTGCTCTCTGATCTCATTGCAGATAGCTTCGGGTGGCGACCATGCTGTATTGAACTCAATCTCAACAGACTCAGGGTCGTCGTCCGTGACTACTACATCATATGCGTCCCACTTTGTATCCCAGTGATTGACTCTCCAGTCATACCATCTGTCGTCAGCATGACCTGTTGATTTGAATACGAGTCTCTTGGCATAGTCCTCGACATACTGTGGTAGCTCACCAACCTTGCCCTTTGGTGTGTCCCAATCATACTTGGGCATATCACTGGACATGAGAGGTGTGTTAGCCCAGTCTGGTTCTGGTATGATCTGACC